TTGAGTAGATGTTCAGCGTGCCGCTGATGCCCCACGCGCAGATTTTGATATTGTGCTTGCCGGAAATCGCGCTCACATCCAGCGTATATAAGCCTCGCTTGATTTCTCCATCCTTGCGCGTAGCAACAAGAGCATCGCTTGTGCTGGTGCTGTACGTTGTCGTGTCAGATACCGCATACGTCAGCTTGTCATTCGTTTCAATTTCAAAATCAAACTCCAGCGTGTCGAAATCTGTAAAATCAATATCAGGGATATACGCACCGGAATACCTGTACATGAAAAGCGTAACAGGATACACGTCATTGTTAATGGTAATATCCGATTGGTCTGTTACCGAGCGGAACAAGAGTCCTGATTTCCATCCGCCTTCGTCAAGGAGAACTCGCTCGTTAAGAACAATCTCCTCCCACGCGCCGTTTCTGTAGATCCACGCCTCATATTGCGTCCATGCGCCAGAGATGTATTGGGTAATGTTGCTGATCTCGACAACCATCGTGCCGTTGCCGGAGATGTCAACATCGAAAGACGAAGCAGACAGCTTCACCCACACATCGCCGTTCTGAGGTGATTCCGGCTCATTAAACAGAGCGTACCATGCTCCAATTTCAACGGACGTATTGACCCATATCGTATTCTCCGCAGGATTCGCAGGCTGTGTCGTGCCGCCGACGACAGAGAAGTTCAAGCTTCCGCCGCCCGATCCGCCGCCACGCCTTGTGATGAACAGATCCATCAGCGGATCACCTCCAGCTTGACAGCGATATCCGCGCTCGGTTCGCCGGAAAACGACGTGAGGATCACGCCGCCGTCAACGGTCTGCGCCTTTGCAATCATCGCCCACGCGCCGCTCACATCCGCGTACGTATTCGCCGTCACAGCGCTCGTATCCAGATCGATGTTGCCCACGTCCGTACTCAGGACGCTTGCAGATGCCTGCTGCGTGAAGCTGCCGTCTACCTGCTCCGTCCAGCCGGATGCCGGAAAGCTGAGATAGTACATCGTGCGTGCCATCACGCCGTCCGCTCCCTTCGGGCCGGTGAGCGCCGCAAGCTGTGCGGATGTAAAGTCCGAGTACTTGAACGGATCGCCCTTATCGCCCTTCGGTCCGGTCAGTGCGGCAAGCTGCTCCGCTGTGAAGTCGGAATACTCAAATGCATCGCCCTTCGGCCCTTGAGGGCCTACAGGGCCTGTGAGCGCGGCGAGCTGTTCTTCCGTGAAATCCTCATAGGTAAAAGGATCGCCCTTGTCGCCCTTTACTCTGCCGAGGTCAAGTTCTTTCGCCAAGGCTTATCCCTCCTCGTATGTGTAGATCAGATGCCCGTCTGCATTGATGGAAAGCGGCGGCGGATCTTCGCTGTACGTGCAGATGAGATGTCCGTTCTCGTCGATGTGCAGCTTGGGCAGGCCGATGATGCCGGAGCCGCCGGAGCTTCCGCCGCCGGTTGACGGTACGCCTTCCTTCTGGATCGTGCGCACCGCCACCCAGCATTCCATGCAGAAATCCTTGAGGAACAGAACGAGGCTGCGCAGATACTTGTTCGTGCCGTCGCTTTCGCGGTATTCGGGAATCCTTGGCTGTTTGAACATGCTTACACCTCGTCTATGCTGTACTCAACCTGTACGCCGCCGTAGATCCGCCAGCCGGAAGAGCGCCTGCTCGACGCAATGCGCAGCTTCATGCGAAGCCCCGCGTTCTGGATCTTGACGCGGTAGTCGGCGCGGCCGCGGCGCAGCAGGACGGTCTTGCGCTTGGCGCGCCGGTCGGTGACGATCTCCAGCTCCAGCGGCAGGCCGGCTTCGTCCGCCTCGGCGGTGAAGCGCAGGACGAAATCACGCTTGACATATGCCTTGCCCAGATCCAGCCACGGTGTCTCCCACAGGCAGTTGATCGGCTGACCCATATAGCTTCCGCTTGCCGGGTCGTTGTAGCTCAGCACCTCGTACGGGCTGTCCGCCTGCGTGAAGTACACCTTGCCGCCCAGCGCGTAGAAGTCCTTGACGCGGATGCCTTTGCGGATCATGAACGTGCCGCGCTCGGTGTCGAACTCGATCACGACGTTGTTCTCGACCAGCACGTCGTTTTCGCTTTCCTTGACGCACATCGCGAGGTAATACACATGGTCGCATACGCACGCCGTCGCATTCTCCTGCTTGCCCTCCATGCGCATGCGCATCGTCTCGTACAGCGAATCCTTTGACAGGAGCTGAAGCGACGCACCGTCATACATGCCAAGGCCTGCCTGACTCAGATAGAACATCCGCATCCTGTCCACGCAGACCGTGCTGCCCTGCACAGGGCCGTCCGTGCCGTACGCTTCCGTCACGGTAAAGCTCGACGGGTCTGTGCCTCGGATTTCGAAGACCGTGTTGCGCTTGACAGCGAGCAGATAGCCGCCGAACGGCTCAAGCGCGATAAATTCGTCGCCGTCCCACGTGGGCTGCTGAATCATGCCTCCGCCCAGCTCCGGCGTATCCTCGACCGCTGTCCAGTCAAGCGGATCGTACGGACGCGAGTAAAAGATGCTGTCTGGATAGCCCGGTGCGCCCGTACCCCAGATGCGCTCTGCGTGCCGTCCGAGGACTGCGAACTTGACAGCCGCAAAGTCGTCGCCGATGGTCAGCGTCTTTCTCTCCACGCGCAGATCGCTGCCGAATACGACAACCATGCCGTCATGCTGGTTGCTCATGATCAGGATATCGACCGTCGCGCCGCTTTCTACAGCCTCATACGTAACAGCGCTCCATCTGTTTCCGATGAATCCGCTGCCGCGCTCGACCCAGCCCTCGCTGCCCATCGTATATGTGTAAATCGAGCCCCCGCCAGCCGCGACAAAGACCTCAGGATCGTCCGGCCTGTTGCGGCGATGAAAGCGCGTAAGCGTCTCAATCTGAACGCCGAGAGAGGGAAACGCGCGGCTTGTGCCGCACGCTGTCGCCAGCAGGCCGCGCTCCGTCCTCATGTTCTCGGCTTTGTAAGCGTAGTCGGCGTTTATGTTCGTATCGCCCTGCGCCTGAAAAACGCCCTTGGGCGATGGGATCTGGAACGACCCGAAGTAACCCTTGTCTCCCGGCATACGCTCACCTCACGTACCTTGCGTCGGTCACGGCGTACAGGTTCTTGAATCCTGTCACGCTGCCCATGCCCTGCGGCCTGATGCGCCGTGCCTGCTGGTAGAACTGGTTGATGAAGTACTGCGCACGCTGCTGCTTGCCCATATTGCCGTTACAGAGATGTCTGTAGCAGATGTAGTCAACCAGACAGTTGTGCGCCCACTCCGGGAACTCCGGCACATCCGTGTCCTTATAGATCGGCGCGGCCTCAATCTCCGCAACGGCGTGCAGCGTCTTTTCACGCTCGCGCGTGTAGATCGTCGTGCCGTCCACGGACAGATCGAACCAGATATCCCTACCCCAGCCGTCCTTCAGCTCGACAATGCGAATAATGCCGCGATCCTTGATCTCCGCGCTGCCGTGCTCGTCTGTTTCGAGGTCGAAATGCTCGCGCGGTTTATACAGATCGCGCATGACGATCTGATAGCCCTCGTTGGCGTACATCCGAAACAGATCATCGTACTCGCTGATATCCGCCGTGTCTTCGTCCAGCTGGCGCAGAGCCAGCGTCATAATCTGTGCCAGCGTCATCTTGTAAGCCTCCCTTACAGGTTGCCGGTATTGCGGAAGATGTTAGCGACCGGGGTCGGGATGTTGACCTGTTCGCCGCGCCTGAAGTAGAAGTCAACGCCGTTCAGACCGGCATAGATGACATCGTCCTTGCTGCCCGGAATCATCGGGATCGTCAGTTTCTCGATCTTGGTGTCCGCAGCACAGCCAGCCCTTTCCATGAGCGCCTTGATGTTCTTCTGGGTCTTTTCGCACTTATTGGCGAGAACGGTGCTGGAACGCTTGATGGACTTGGTGGTGTTCGTATTGATAGCCATTTTTATTTCCTCCTTAAACTAAAAAAAGGCAGGAGTGGGGCTTGCCCACCCCTGCCAATCTGGGTATAGCTTTCGATTACGCGGAGAAGCCGCACTCGATACGCACGGCGTACTCCGGCTGCAGCAGCTTCACGCCAAAGCCGTCCATCTTCCAGCCGATGGAGCTGACCTGATCCAGCGGATCGGCAACGCCAGCGCTGCCAGCAGGCTTGACGATGATGCGCGGCTTCGCGCCCTTCCAACTGGTGTAGCCGTAGGCATACTGGCCCA